AAAAATTAAAAAAGAAAATAATCAAACAAACAACAAAATTTCAGATTTTTTAACAACTAAACAAGTAGCAGAAGAGTATCCTATTCATTCTTATAACTCTTTGTTGCATTTTAGAAATACAGCAAGACCTCAATTTCCTTATCATAAGGTTGGAAGAAAGATTTTTTATAAAAGAGAAGATATTGAATATGTGTTGTTTCAACAAAATGATAAATAAATATACCAATTTGTACCCATTTATATTATTGAATAGTTAATATAAAGTAATTACTAAGATCGAGAAGTCGGTCAGAAATCCACACAATTTATTATGAAACCAGAGCAACAACTCTGGCTTAACACATTGGTTAGAGGCTTATGCGATAGTGTAGGTCTTACTCATCCAAACTTTGACATATCAGAATGGAAAATTATTAAAGAAGCTAGAGAATGGTTAGGTACAGAGGATTTTAACACTATTTGCAGCTATCTTGAACTTGAGCCTAGTTACATATTGAAATTACATGAAAAAATCAAAAACAAAAAAAAATCCTCTACCGACAGAATATACACAGCTCTCTACGCTAGGATTAGACGACTCATCACTAGAAACGACTATTTTTCTAGCTAGTGAAGAAGATCAACCAATAGTGTTAATCAGGTTCGCAAACTTTGATACTAGCGAACAGGCCCAGGATTTCATCTCGGTATTCAAGGATCATAAGAGTTTTACAGAATTAGGACATACAAACGAAACAATACATTAAATGGCAGCACATACAAAATATACAAAAGAACTAGTAGATACTGTGTTACAAGAACTCGCAGTAGGTAAGTCTATAAGAGAGGCATTGAAAACAGTCGATGTATCTTGGGAGATATGGAGACAGTGGTTAACTAAGAAAACTGGCCTTAGAGAATTATACAGTCAGGCAAAAGAAGATGGTATCGAATACTCAATGGCAGATGTAGATCAAGTAGCTAAAGATGCAGTCAAGAAGTCCGGAGAGAGTAAGATGGATATGGCTAATGTTAAAGCTATCGATACTTTCATAAAACATAAACAATGGATGGCTTCCAAATTAGCTGCGAGGAAGTATGGTGATCGACAGAGTTTAGAGATAGGGAACATGAAAGACCAGAGTTTCTCTATTAAATGGGATAAATAAAACAATGATGGATAGAATACATAACTTAAAGAACAGATGGAATAACCTAAACAAGAAGGGTAAGACCATTACTGTAGTAGTAGCAGTAGTTATAATTGTACTTATTGCACAGAATATTTAGTGTTATTAGAGATAATAGCATACAAATTGATTGTGTTTGTAGAGGGTGTAGTGAGTAGAAGTGTTGAGTTTGTTAAGAGTAATACAAAAAAGCTCTATACTTGCATGGTGCTTCTCGTAAGAAAAAAGTAATATTTTATGCCAATTATGTTCGTAGTTTGTACATAATTATTTATTAGCTGCACAATATCTGCACACAAAGCTCTAAAAGTATTGATAAATATAGATTAGCACTTCATTAAAGATAATGTGCCTAGCTTTTCCAGGATTTTTATTAGATTGGGCGCAATAAATAAAGCTGCCAACCCCCATCGAGTCTGTGTCATTGCAATAGGGAGTGATTTCAACTCAGAACAAAATCTCTATGAGCAAAAATTTTACAACTACACCCATGAGCCTTAAAGAAGCTAATGAATTTGTTACAGAACATCATAGTCATAACAAAAAAGTTCAAGGACATAAGTTCTCAATAGGTGTTTTACATGAGAATAACCTGGTTGGTGTTGCTATCTGTGGCAGACCTATATCTGCAACATTAGATGATAAGAAAACATTAGAATTACTTAGGTCTTGTGTCTTAGATAACGCACCTAGAAACACAAATAGTTATCTTTATGGAAGATGTTGGAGAGTTGCAGATGCTCTAGGCTATCAAAGAATGATTACTTATACCTTGATAGAAGAGAAATCAGCAGCTTGTAAAGCTATTGGAATGCGAATTGTAGGTCAGACAAAAGATAGTTCTAAAGCCTGGTTAAATAAACAAAAACAGGATGGGATTGTCAGACAACATCAAAGTATTTATCACAAACCTAAATACAGATGGGAAAAAGGTTATCTAATTTGATGGTGCTGATGAGATGAATCGAACATCCTACTCCCTTCTTACCAAGAAGGTACTCTACCAATGAGTTACACCAGCATAGGTACTAATTATATGAAAAAAGCTAAAAAAAACACAAAAAAAGTTGATGTCTTTGCCCTTATGGTCAAACACATGAATGATAAAACTCCTGTCAAACAAAATTCAGGTCGAGGAGTTATTGCAGATAGTACAGTTTCAAGGATTCAAGACATTTACAACGAGGGCAAGAAAGAGAATGAATGAAATTAAAAATACTAGACCTGTTTTCAGGTATAGGGGGTTTTAGTTTAGGTTTAGAAGCTACAGGTCATTTTGAGACTGCTGCATTCTGTGAGATTGAACCTTACTGTAAACAAGTATTAAAAAAACATTGGCCTACAGTTCCTATTTTTGATGACATTCGTCAACTGAAAGGAACAGATATTGGAACAATCGACATTATTACAGGAGGATATCCCTGTCAGCCCTTCTCAGTCGCTGGAAAACAAAAAGCTGAGCAAGATCCGAGACACCTCTGGCCAGAGTATTTTAGACTTATCCAAGAACTCCGACCAACATGGGTTATTGGAGAGAATGTTAGTGGACATATTAAACTCGGTCTCGACTCCGTACTTGAGGACTTGGCGAGTGAAGGTTACTCCACGAGGACATTTAGTATTTCAGCTTCTAGCATCGGTGCAAACCACAAAAGAGAACGAGTCTGGACTGTGGCCTACTCCGGTAGCATCGCTAATGCCATGCGAGGGATCGATAACAGCTTATCGAAGGAAAGTAGATCATGGAGTTATTACGAAGGAAGAGGCAGAGGGAATGCAAATGGGATCTCTCACCCCTCCACGAATGAAAGATTGGACTCCAAAGATGTGGAGAACTCCAGACGCACATTGTGGCAGAGGGGCCAATTCAGTAAAGAGAATGAAGATGAAATTGGAAAAGAAAATGCCAATCAGTTTAAACGATCAAGTGGCACATCCAAGATTGATGTGGCCAACACCGACAGTAAACGACAGCAAGAACAATGGAGGCCCATCTCAGTTGAGAGACAGAGAAAAGAAGGGCAAGAACTTGAATGCAAAAGCTGGTGGGAGTCTGAACCCAGAGTGGGTAGAGTGGCTCATGGGATTCCCAAAAGGGTGGACAGACTTAAAACCCTTGGAAACGCAGTAGTACCACACATACCCTATTACATAGGTCAAGCGATTGTAGAAAGTTATCAATGAAAATAACCATTCCCTACAAGCCAAGACCTCTACAAAAAGAAATACATAAAAGCCTAGCTAGGTTCTCAGTCCTGGTCTGTCATAGAAGGTTTGGTAAGACAGTCTTGACAGTCAATGAACTGATTAAGAAGTGCCTACAATGTAAGCTGCCGAGACCTCGGTATTATTATATAGCACCGACTTACAGCATGGCTAAGAGAATAGCCTGGGATTATTTAAAATATTACACATCAGTTCTACCGAAGATGGAATATCACGAAACAGAACTACGAGCTGATCTTCCTAATGGTGGAAGAATACAATTACTGGGTTGTGAGAGACCACAAACCCTTAAAGGATTGTATATGGATGGTGTTGTCTTAGACGAGGTAGCACAAATGCCTCCCAAGATGTGGACTGAGGTTATTAGACCAGCATTATCGGATCGTAAAGGGTTTATGGTAGCGATTGGTACTCCGGCTGGACATAATTCGTTCTTTGATCTCTATAATCATGGACTGCAAGATGAGAATTGGTATGCACAAAGTTTTAAAGCTAGTGACACAAAGATAGTCGATGCAGAAGAACTAGCAGCAGCTAAATCAATGATGCCTCCTGAGATATACGAGGCAGAATATGAGTGTAGTTTCGAAAGTTCTGCTATAGGAGCTATTTATTCACAATCACTAGCGAAAGCAGATACCGAAGGTCGTATAACAAAAGTTCCTTATGACTCTACCATTAAAGTAGATACTTACTGGGATCTAGGGATGCGAGATAAGACTGCGATATGGTTTGTGCAGCAAAAAGGTTCAGCAATCCACCTGATAGATTACTTTGAAGATAGTGGTGAAAGTTTAGAGTATTATGCCTCAGTTCTTGATGAAAGAGGATATATCTACGATACCCATTACCTTCCACACGATGCCAATGTCCGAGAGATTGGAACTGGTAAATCAAGATTAGAAATAGCTCAATCACTAGGATTAGTGACAAGCATTGTACCGAAGATGTCGATTGAAGATGGTATTAACGCCACCAGAATGACACTAGGTAGATGTTGGTTTGACTATGAAAAAACAAAAGATGGATTAGATGCCTTGAGACAATATCGATGGGCAGTCACCGATAAAGGCGAAACAAAAAACAGACCACAACATGATTGGACATCACATAGTGCTGATGCCTTCAGATATGTCTGTACAGGATTACAAGAGACTAAAAATTGGTCATCAAGAATTGAATATCCACGATTAGGAATAGTATGAAATTAACAAAAGACAGATTAAAATCACTGATAGGGCAAGAGATTACAAACTCTTTAGGCTTTTATGGTGGACAGCTATCAGAACAAAGACGCAATGCGTTAAAGTTCTATTTAGGTGAACCCCTGGGCAATGAAGTAGAAGGTCAATCGCAAGTAAGATCCCAAGATGTATTAGAAGTAGTCGAGAGTATTCTCCCTTCAATGATGCGTATCTTTACGCAAGGTGAGAGTATAGTTCGATTTGAACCACAAGGCCCTGAAGATGTCGCTTATTCAGATCAAGCATCAGATTACATCAACCATATCTTTATGAAGGATAACAATGGTTATTCTATTCTACATACAATGTTCAAAGATGCTTTGATTTCTAAAAATGGTTTTGTCAAATACTATTGGAAGAAAGACAAAGAACAAAAGCAAGAGTCTTATGAAAACTTAACTGTTGCTGAGTACCAGGCATTATTAGCAGATACCGAAGTTGAAGTTGTAGAAGTCGAAGATACAGCAACAGAACTAGATATTGGTAATATCGATATGATGGAAGCTACCTACAATGTGACTGTCAAAAGAGTAAAAGATTATGGTCGTGTTGTTATTGAGAGTGTACCCCCTGAAAGTATGCTTATTAGTAAAACAGCGACTTCATTAGAAGATTGTAACTTTATTGGTCAGAGAGTTTTTAAGACAAGATCAGAGTTAACCAGTATGGGTTTTGACAAGAAGATTGTCAATGAACTACCTGTAGCTGATGAAGAAATATATAACACAGAGGCTGTTACGAGAAGATCGTATGACGATGAGACAATGCCTCAAGAATATCAAAACATTGATCCTTTACTGACACGAGTATCAGTCATTGATTGCTACATGAAGTGTGATTATGATAACGATGGAATTGCAGAATTAAGACACATTGTAGTGGGTGGATCAGCACCCAATGCTTATCAC